CGGCATGAGTTACGGAAAATATGTGGCAATGATGGACGGCACACCGAAGATCTGGCAGGGAGAAGAATAAAATATTGGAGGATAGTGGCTTATGAAGTTTTCAAAACTGACTAAGCCAGAGCTTGAAACAATTATTGAAAACGCCAATTTCACGGATCAGGAAGAAGAAATATTTTATCTTCTTGCCCGTGGACTTATTTCAAAAGAAATAGCCATGAGACTATGCGTATCAACAAGAACAGTGGAAAGAAGAATTTTTGATATTAAACAGAAAGTAAAAAAGTTAGAAGGTGAGTTAAACGGGAAATCTTTCAAATAGTGAGTTGTTGAATATAGCCATCGAAAATGGTATTATCAACATAGACACCATTCAGAAAAAAATTGAAATGAACGAAAGGAAAAAATTTATTGAAAAACACACTTACAGCATTTGGCAAGGAAAAGATGGAAAGTTTTACACATATTTGCCAGATGAAGATAATAAGAGAGGAAAGAGACTTGTAAAGAGAACATCTGAAAAAGCAATTGAAGATGAAATAGTAAAGTTCTATAAAGCTAAGGAGGATGAACCTACAGTTATTCAGGTATATTCTAATTGGATTTCTGAAAAACTTGAATATGGTGAAATAACAAGACAGACAAAGGACAAGTACGAGACAAATTTTAAAAGATTTTTTGAAAATAAGTATTTGCCGATTGCAAATAGAAAAATCCGGTACATTGATGAAGAAATATTGGAATCATTCATAAAAACAGCTATTTCAAAACTGGAACTTACGCAAAAAGCTTATTCTGATATGCGGATATTGATTAACGGGATTTTCAAATATGCAAAGAAAAAACATTATACCAGCCTGAGCATAACCAGTTTTATGGGTGATTTGGAAATTTCGGAAAAGTCATTTAAAAAGAACCATAAGTCAGACTGCGAATTGGTATTTTCTAAGGATGAGGAACTTTTAATTGAACGATTTGTAATGGAAGATGAGCCTACATTGATAGAACTTGGCATTATTTTGGCATTTAAAACAGGATTGAGAGTTGGGGAAATATCTACCCTCTCATGGTCTGATGTCGGAGAAAATAAGATACATATATCAAAGACAGAAATAAGATATAGAGATGATAATGGCAAATATGTATTTGATGTTCAAAATTTTCCTAAAAGTGATGCCGGGTTTAGAGATGTTATAATTACCGCAGATACCAAAGAACTTATGAGAAAAATAAAAATGCTCAATCCATTTGGGCAATATATTTTTATGAAAAACGGTAAACGAATAAAAGGTCAGGCATTTACAAGGCGGCTATATGTGATATGTGATAGAATAGGAATTGGTGAACGTTCAATTCACAAGGCAAGAAAGACATATGCAACAAAGTTGATAGATGGAAATGTTCCAGAATCGGTAATAAAAACACAAATGGGGCATACAGATATCAGAACAACTCTCGATCATTACTATTTTAATAACAAGACAGAGAGTGAAATGCAGGAATATATTGCAAAAGCATTATCAATGTAAAAGGTAACACGAGGTAACACCTTTGGAGATAAAGAAATTCAGTATTTATGCGGGTTTGAGAGAATTGATACCGAGTTCGAATCTCCCTTCCGCTACTATTTTTTTAAAATTGAAAACCTTGTGAAGCCTTGATTTTACTGGAAGAAAGGAGATTCTGAATGGTGCCTTTTCTGAAAGTAAAAATCAAAGGTAACACCAAAGGTAACACGAACAAACGTACGAACGCTTAAGGCGTTCTTTTTTTATTGCAATTTTGGCGGTGATACGGCGGGAAACAGGCGTTATTTAGACGGTATTCTGGCGGTTTTACCGTCTTTTTTTATGCCACAATATAAGCAAAGGGAGGGATGATAATGTTTTCTGACGATGTTCTTGAGAAAATTTTTGCCAGAAAAGAATTGCAATCATTAGATTTGTCAACGCAGTCATCTATCATTCACGCAATCGAGGATGTTTTGGAGGAGGTTGAAGAAAATGAACATGAACGGAGTTTATCCGGCACCGGGATATAGTCAGCAAATTCCTTATCAGGCATCATATGGGTATAATCCATATGGTAATCAGCAAAGAATTGAACAGCCGCAAAATTATTTTCAACCGGCGCAAACACAGCAAATTCAGCAGACACAAATGACGCCTATTGGAATAAATGGGAAAATTGTGCCTTCTGTTGAAAATATTACTGCAAACGATGTGCCGATGGATGGAAGCGTGGCGTTTTTCCCAAAGCAGGATATGTCGGAAATATACGCCAAAAGCTGGAACTCAGATGGTACAATCCGCACAATCGTTTTTAAGCCTGTTTTAAATGATATGACTAACAATTTATCGCATGAGACGGAAAAAATGAAATTTGACCTATCAGACGAGTGCACAGGGGCATTTATGGGAAAGTTTGACGAACTGTTTGGGAAAATTGAACAGTTAGAGGAACGTATTGGTAAAATTCCGGTTCCACAGAAAAAAACTTCTCAAATTAAAAAGGAGAGTGAATCCGAATGAATCTGATGCAAATGATTTTGAACCAAATGATAAATTCTCCGCAGATGCAAAACAATCCAATGGCTAAAAATGCCATGCAGATGTATCAAAGCGGAGATACGGTCGGACTTAAGACAATGGCGGAGAATCTCTGCAAAGAAAGAGGAATTACAGTAGATGAAGCAAAGCAAAAGGTTATGAGTATGTTTAATCATTAGTACATTTTGGGTTGCGCGCACAATAACCGGTTATCCCATTTGTAAATAAATCAGATGGAGGTAAACAAAATGTTTAATGGAAACGCATCTCCTAGTCTTGCTGATATTGCAGCAGTGACAGGAAACGGAAGAAACAATGATGGCATGTGGGGCGGCGATGGCTGGTGGGCTATCATTATCTTCGCTATGATTTTTGGCTGGGGCGGCTTTGGCGGCAACGGCTGGGGAGGAAACGGAGGCATGGGAGCGACAGCATCTGCATACACCGACTCTGCAATTCAGCGTGGATTTGACACGCAGGCTATCATCGGGAAGTTAGATGGTATTGCAAATGGTCTCTGTGATGGATTTTACGCACAGAATACCGCCGTTATGAACGGTTTCCATGGTGTAGACAATGCAATCTGCAACCTTGGATATCAGACGCAGCAGGGATTTAATACCACAAATGTAACACTTATGCAGGCACAGAATGCTTTGCAGTCCCAGCTGGCTAATTGCTGCTGTGAGACCAGAGAAGCTATCCAGGGCGTGAACTACAATATGGCGCAGAACACCTGTGCGCTGCAGAACACTATGAACAGCAACACGAGAGACATTATTGACAGCCAGCAGGCAGGAACAAGGGCAATCCTTGATTACCTGTGTCAGGAAAAGATTTCTTCCTTACAGGCAGAAAATAATGACTTAAGAAGAGCCGCATCACAGGATCGCCAGTCTGCATTGCTCACTACTGCAATGTCAGCGCAGACACAGCAGATCATCAACGCTGTAAATCCGGCTGCAATCCCGGCATATGTTGTTCCAAATCCTAACGCTTATGCGTATGGCTGTGGATGCAACACAGGATGTAGCTGCTAAAAGTAGCTGCTACACAAAATTGAATAATTGAGTATCTTAATTGAGTTTAACTCGATTATGTCTGCTTTGCAGAATTATGAACAAAAGGGCAGGCTATAAGACCTGCCCCTTTTTATGATTGGAGGTAAAACATTATGGCAGAATTTACAGGAATTGCAATTCAAACTGTCGCGCAGGGAGAAGATGTGGCATTTACAGAAACTCCGGTATGCGCAACAAAATGCATTGTTCATAGACAGGGAAGTGGCATTGTTAAATTAAGAGGACTTACAAATCAGTGCCGAGCAAGATTTTTGGTATCTTATTCTGGAAACATTCAAATTCCTACCGGTGGAACAGTTGAAGCTATTTCACTTGCTATTGCAATTGACGGAGAACCGTTGCAGTCAACTCGAATGATTGTTACACCGGCGGCAGTTGAAAACTTCTTTAACGTTTCGGCGCAGGCATATGTGGATGTTCCTCGCGGCTGTTGTGTAACGGTGGCGGTACAGAATACTTCTACGCAGGCAATCGAGGTTCAGAACAGCAATTTAATTGCGGTCCGGGAAGCATAGGGGGGGCGGTTTTATGGATATTATGAGAATGCACGACATGATTGAAAAACTGTCTGAATGTGCTAAATGCGAAATTGACAAAGGAATTGAAAATATAGACCCATGCGAAATGGGACAGGTTACAGATATGATGAAAGACCTTGCAGAAGCAATGTATTATCGTACATTGATGAAAGCAATGGAAGAATCCAGTGCAGATGAAACAATGGAAATGTTTGAGCGTTACGGAGACGGCAGACGGTATTATGACCGTTACCGGTATGCAGACGGCAGATTTGCGCCAAAGGGAAGAGGAACGCGGAGAGAATATGACGAACCTCCGTACTGGCACATGACACCGGAAATGTACCGGGAAATGGAACACGACCGTGATATGGATCGTTCTTCCGGCAGAATGTATTATACCGAGCCTAAAATGACACCAGATGGTGGAATGCGTGATCGCAGAGAGGGCAAAAGCGGCATGAGCCGCAGAAGCTACATGGAAAGCAAAGAGCTTCACAAAGGCAATACGCCAGAAGACAAGGATGCAAAGATGCATGACCTTGAAAGATACATGAAAGAGCTTTCGGAGGATATGGCGGAACTTATCTCCGACATGACACCGGAAGAGCGCACAATGACAAAAAGCAAGCTGTCAACGCTTGTTTCCAAAATGTAATGGCAGGGGCAGAAATGCCCCTGTTTGTTTGAACATTGACAACTGAATATCAGCTAGTGATTTGTGGATTTGGGAATTTTTCAAAAAGGTATTGACTTTTGTGTACTCATATATTAATATTTATGTGTACCCAAAAGAAAGGAGATGAAACAGTGTCACCAAGAACAGGCAGACCGACAGATAATCCCAAAAATAACATTATAAAAGTAAGAGCAACAGAAGAAGATAGAGAAAAACTTCTATATTGCTGTGAAAAGACCGGAATGACACAATATGATGTAGTAATGAAAGGGATTGATAAGGTCTATAACGAAATAAGAGCAACCGAAGCCCTAGACAAGTAACGGTTACTCTTACACTTACAGCCACCAAAAGCGGTTGATACATGGATTATACCGCTTTTTGGAATGGTTGTCAAACAGCAAACGAAAGGCAGGAAAAATCTATGAGAGAAATGTATATTGAAGAAATTACCAAAAATCTGAATGTACTCAGCGAACACTTTTTAAAATGTGTGTGGATTTTTACAAGTAACCTTGCATCCGACAAGAAAGGCGGTGCGAGATGAA